CGATATGGGCTAGAAAAAGCAAAGGAAACTTTGCATGGTTGAAAACCCACGGTTTAGCTTTGTGTAAAGAATATAATAAAAGATATGGGAAGGTTCACAAATCGCAAGCAGTGATAGAAGAATGTCTAGACCTAACTATTCCAGATGGATGTAAGACTAACTTTGCTCTTGCAATGCCTGACTATTGTAAGGTTGATAACGTGGTCGATTCTTATAGGAACTACTATTTAAAAGAGAAATCTAACATTGCAAAATGGAAACTAGGCAACAAGCCGGATTGGTTCTTAATCGAATAAAATATTGATTAAAACTTTGTCACATTTAATAAGCGAGCATCCACAGTTCAGTTTCGAACCAGGGATGCTCGTTTTATTTCATAATACTTTAGAAAAGACGATAAAGTTACGGATTAAGAGCCACGACCAGGCACGACTTTGGAAGTTGGCAGATGAGCACCTACAACCTGTGCTCGATGATTACAGTACAGCTGGAGTCCTCTTACACATACTTCAGACGACGATCGGAGAAGGCTGTGAGATTGAACTGGAACGTAAAGTTTGGTTTTTCACTCCAACGTGGTCGATCAAAATAAAGAGATATTTTATAAAAGAAGAGGACAGTATACTAGGAAATGTTCTAGCGACTGTCCTCTTGAAGTTGTGGGATGAAAGAAAGTTAGAAAGAAGCAACTCCTAATAAGAATTTGTGAATTTCTTCTAATGGAACCATCATACCGATGTTTTCTAAGTCTGGTGAAGCTCTTGAAGTAATTCCGATCACTTCCCAGTCTTTATTGAAAATAGGAGAACCTGAACTTCCTCCTTTGGTTGGTATAGTATACAAATCAAATTCAAAATCAAGTGCTGGATGAAGAAATCTTCCTGAATAATATCCTTCAAATTGGAGAACCATGTTTTTACCATGAATTCCCAAAGGAGCAGATAAGTTGTAAGCTTTGTCGCCTGGTTTGACCATCTCTTTGGCAATGAAACTAAAGTCCCGCCCGATGCGGTTTCTAGATTCAAAAACGCACAAATCCGTTACTTTTGGATCAGATACCTTTAATATGTCAATTTCGTAAACTTGTTGTTCTAAATCGATAGCGAAAGATTTACGGGTGTTGTCATCACAAACATGTCCAGCTGATAAAATTAAAGTTTTCTCAGCAGAATGATGTATGATTACTCCTGAAGCAGATCCAATTTCAACTTCTTCTTTTTGGAAAACAAGCTTGACAAAAGAGTCCCGTGCTGCTATAATAGGAGTTATATTGCTGTTAGAGGTTTGTATAGAAGCACAAGACAGAGGGTTTATTAAGAACAAAAAACCGAATGTTAGTGCAAAGAATTTTAAGACTTTCATATAAGTAACTATGGACCTACTGGTGCGAATCGCCAACGGTCCCATTTAATAATAAGGTAGGTAAATGGCTAAAAAAAATATATATGTGTTAGACACGAACGTGTACTTGACAAACGCTAAAGCAATTTATGATTATGGAATTCATGATATTGTAGTCCCTATGAAAGTTCTTGAAGAAATCGACAAACATAAAAATAGACAAGACTCGGTTGGCTCGCAAGCGAGAAGCACGATTAGAACTTTAGATTCTTTGAGAGAACGCGGAAATCTGAAAGCAGGTGTCCGAATTGCTAAAGGACGCGGTATTTGTCGGGTGGCAGAATCTGATACTTCACTTCTTCCTGTTGATTTGAGCCCTGACGTACCAGATAATATGATTCTTTCAACCGCTCTGTCGGTACAGAAAGAAGAAGATGCAGCCTCAAATTTTGAAGCAACCGGCGCGAAGAAAACAAAAAAGAAAGTAATTCTTGTCACTCGTGATATCAATATGAGAGTTATTTGTGATGCTATTGGATTTCCAGTAGAAACTTATGAGCCAGAAAGTGCTGTCGAAGACAGTGATCTTCTATATTCAGGATATTCGGAAGTCCTAGTCGATGATGAATTTATTGATCGCTTTTATCAAGGCAGTGTCTCCGAATTACCAGAAGGTACTTTGAAACACGCTCCTCAACCAAATGAATTCTTGATGCTGGTCGCAAAAGGTAATGATAAAAAGACTGCTTTGGCTAGATACAAACAAGGTGGTGATATTGTTCGGGTTGGCGATAGAAATGAACTGTTTGGTATTAGATCTCGTAACCGCGAACAATCTTTTGCTTTAGACCTTTTGGTTGATGATAATATTAAAATAATTACTCTTGTTGGAAAAGCAGGATCTGGCAAGACACTTTGTGCGATTGCAGCTGGATTGAGCCAATCTCTTGAAAAAGATACTCCATATAAAAAACTTATTGTCTCTAGACCAATTCAGCCAATGGGAAAAGATATTGGATATTTGCCAGGTGATATCAACGAAAAGATGCTTCCTTGGTTAGCTCCAATCCAAGACAATTTACAATTTCTTCTCGGTGACGATAAAGAAATGTTAGCGGAGTACATTGAAAAAGGCAAAATTGAGCTTGAAGCTTTGACTTATATTCGTGGTCGCTCAATTTCTAACGCTTTCATCATCATTGATGAAGCTCAAAATTTGACCATTCACGAACTGAAGACAATTATCACCCGTGTCGGTGAAAATACGAAAATCGTCCTCACGGGTGATATCGAACAAATCGACAATGCGTTTGTCAACGATGTTACAAACGGACTTACGCATGCCGTCGAAAAATTCAAGTTTTCAGACCTAGCTGGTCATGTAAGTTTGATCAAGGGCGAAAGGTCAAAAGTTGCCACACTTGCGGCTGCTTGCCTATAACAAAAACAACAAATAAAAAGGAAAAAAAATGACTGATAAAGAAGAAGCACCAACCGAAAGTGTAAAATCTCTAGAACAACTCGAACAGGAAGCTCGTGAAGAAGTTCAAGCCGCTGTCGTACCAGATAATCCACTAAGAACTTTGTTTGTAGAATATGTTGGAGATAACTACTCTCTAGAGGGTAGCAACGAAGTTACTATTGAGATGTGTATTCTGGCATTGGCGCAAGAGTTCCCAGAGTTTTTATCGCCCTTGTGTGAACAAAATTTTATGCTTGGATACAAACAAGCCGAAAATGATCTCATGAAGCTGCTTCAAGAACAAAGGACTGAAGAAGTTCCTGAGCAGGCGGAAGAGTCTAATGACGACTGACGGGGTACATGATTACATTCGTCAAACAGCGAATGGATTGCAACAAGATCAATTGTTCAATAGGATTGTCGTCTATCGACAAAATCCACTCCCCCAGGATGTAGATTTAAAATCTGTTTTAAAAAAGATTGAAGAAAAAATCCCTCAATTTTTATTTAACGATATTGATTCTATTTTTATTGGACAATTTTCTTTTTTAAAAGAAAAAGAAGTTAGTGCCATCTACGAAGATGGGGCAATATATCTCACGAATGAGCAAGAATCTGAAGATGATTTCTACTCAGATATAACACATGAACTTGCGCATGCCGTCGAAGAAACTTATCCATTAGAAATATATGGCGACCGAATAATTGAACAGGAATTCCTGGCAAAAAGAAGAAGTATGTCAGAGATTCTAAACGCTCATGGCTACAATAAATTCGGCGTCGAAAAGTATTTTCAGACAGAATATTCAATTGATTTCGATCTTTATCTTTATGAAGAAGTTGGGTATCCTATTTTGCATACTCTTTTAGAAGGGCTATTTGTTTCGCCCTACGGAGCAACTTCCTTAAGAGAATATTTTGCTAATTCCTTTGAAGAGTTTTATTCAGGAGATGTCTTTTATGTTAAATCTATCTCTCCAGCTGTGTATAAAAAGATAGTAGATATTCAATCTTGAGGAGTGAAGAAATGGAAAATTGTAAAGTAAAAATTGATAAGGATAAAGGTCATGTTAGCGTTTATCTGAGTCTTCCTCTTTGGAAGCCAGGTTCTCCAAAGGTTCGTTATTATGAAAGTTGGGCAAGACAACAAGTTGAAGATAAGTTCCCAAATATTAAACTTGGGAAAACTATTATTCCTTGTGTAATGAAGAGTCAAGGACCGGTCACAGAAGGAACTTGGGTTTTTGAATTGATACAGAAGGCTCAAGTAAAGAAGATTTCCACGAATAAGAAAACTAAAATAAAAGAGAAGGTAAATGTCGAAACCCTTGAAACAGATCAAAGAACCGTTACAGATAAAGGCGAAACAATATGAAGAAGAACAAGGATATTATCTCTCATGGTCTAGTACAAAAAACTGGGTTGATTGCGCTCATTATTTTAAACTAACAAAAATTGATAATGTTCCTGGTTTCGAGGGTAATCTGCATACAGCCTTCGGAAACGGCGTGCATTGGACTGTAGAGACCCAACTTAATCCACTTCGAATTGAAGAGCTGGACTTAAGTGATACTTTTACTGAGAAGTTTGAACTCGCTATATCAGAATTACCTAATTCAGAAAAAGAAAAAATAGAGTTAGAGAGGGAAAAATTAGTTGCCAACCCTGATAAATCTAGTTTAGAAAAAGAGATGAGAGAACAAGGTCGTGAGCTGGTACATTTTTTGGTGCCCGCTCTCGACAAATTTTTTGGTCTTTGGGAACTCGTAGGTATTGAAGAAAGATTTTACGAAAAGTGTGATTTTTATGAATTATCAAATTTTTTCTTCAAAGGGTATATTGACATTATTATAAAAACTTCTGATGGCAAGTATCACATTATAGACTGGAAAACTTGCAGTTGGGGATGGAAAGCTGAAAAGAAAACTGAACCAATGACAACGTATCAGTTGACTTTGTACAAATATTTCTTCTGTAAAAAGTATGAGATTAACCCAAAAGATGTAGAAACATATTTCGCCCTTTGCAAGAGAACGAATAAAACAGATAAGAGAGTCGAGATCTTCAAAGTGACCAGCGGAACCAAAAAAACTTCTAATGCGCTTAACTTGTTGCGTAAGGCAGTATATAATGTTGATCATAGCTTTCATATGAAAAATCGTTTGAGTTGCCATCGCTGTCAATTTAGACACACGAAGCATTGCACCTAGGATAAAACATGACAGAAGAAAAAAAGATTAAAATCTTAACCATTAGTGACCATCCAATGTCTCCTTCTGGCGTTGGTACTCAAGCTAGATACATGATTGAATATTTGCTTTCAACAGGCAAATATCAATTTGTTTCAATCGCTGGAGCTGTAAAACATCATGACTATCGTCCACAAAAAACTGAACAATGGAAAGATGATTGGATTATTTTTCCAGTAGATGGTTATGGTAACCAGGATATGATTCGTTCTATTATTTTAGCACAAAAACCTGACGTTCTTTGGTTTATGACTGATCCACGCTTTTATGGTTGGTTATGGGAAATCGAAGACGAAATTCGACCTTTTGTGCCAATGGTTTATTATCATGTGTGGGACAACTATCCTCTTCCGAAATTTAACAAATCTTATTATGACTCAAATGATGCAGTGATTACAATTTCAAAGTTGACTGATAATTGTGTTCGGGGTGTTTCCCCTGAAGTGAATTGTATTCACCTTCCACACTCGGTCGACACCGAGGTCTTTAAGAAACAACCCTCTGAAGTGGTCGAAAATTTTAGGTTACAAGCATTTCCTCAAGAAAAAGATGGTTCACCATTTATTTTTCTTTGGAATAGTAGAAATGCCCGTCGTAAGCAATCTGGTACACTGATTTTTTGGTTTAAGGAGTTCCTTGATTCCGTAGGAAGAGATAAAGCCCGTCTTATCATGCACACTGATCCTAAAGACGTTCATGGTCAAGACCTGGAAGCTATTATTCGAGAATTAGGTCTCACTAACAGCGAAGTGATGTTCTCGCGAAATAAATTACCTCCTGGAGAACTAGCAAATCTTTACAACATCGCCGATTGCACAATGAGCATATCAGATGCTGAAGGCTTTGGTCTTTCAACATTAGAATCTATTTCTTGCGAAACTCCTATCATCGTGAATATGACTGGCGGACTACAAGAACAAGTTACAGATGGAGAAAATTGGTTTGGCATTGGAATTGAGCCTGCTTCAAAATCGATTATTGGTTCTCAGGAAGTTCCATATATTTACGAAGATCGAATGGCAAAACAAGATTGTATCGCAGCGATGACTAAAATGTACGAAATGAGTAAAGAAGAAAGAGAAACTCTCGGTACTGCCGGTAGAAATCATGTTTTGAAAAATTACAACTTTAGAGACATGATTGAGGGTTGGGATAAAATTTTCACCGACTTACACAATGAAAGTGGTTCATGGGATACTC